TTTTTCGACGTCGTACAGCTTGCCATTCATCGCCACGTGCGTCGGTCGGGGTTCGCGCCCCGCGTGGGAGTGCAGCCATTTCGCTTGTTTTATGCCGATCTCGGCACGACGCGACGCCTCGAAAACCGTCTTGGCCTTGGCGGTTTGATCGCGCGAGATGAACGCCGCGCGACGCCACGTGACGCCGTACGTCTCGCGAATCTTCTCCGTCAGCGCGGCACTATCGGCGCCCTTCGTGACGGACAGCCACACGACCGATTGAACGTCGGTTAGGAACTTCGCGGGGATCGATTTGATTAGCTGCACGTTCTCGTATACGACCGCGGCGTAGCCTTCGAGCATACGTTTCGTCGGGCGCCACTTGATCGTGAGACCCGCATCGGCGAACGACTTCTTCATCGCCCGATCGGTATACGTACGCGACGCGTCGGCGAACTCGCGCGCCATTTTCTCGGCGAGTGTTTCGAGACGCGCGGTCCATTTCTTGCCCCATCGTTCCATGACGATACAGAGCTTGGATGTCGAGGAGCGGGCGTCCTGCGCGAGCGGGGGGCGGGGACCCCACAGCGCCCGCACGTTCGGATGAATCGCCGAGTTGTATGGGAAATCGGGCTCCATGACGGAAACCCACGCCCACGCGGAGTGCTCGTCGTTCAACACCGGCTCGAATAGTTTCGAGGGCGAGTTCGTGAACGTGTAGAACAACAACCCGCCTCGCTGCTGCACGACGTACGGAATCAGCGACGCCGGTACATGGCCGGTTTCCTCCGCAGATTCACGGCGCGCGGCATCAAGTGGAGTTTCGCCGGGCTCGATATGTCCGGCAGGGAACGCCCATAGCCCCGAGTCGCGGCGCTTCAATAGCAGCACCTTACCCTCGCGCGCGTACATCACGCCCGCCGCCCGCTCCGTCACCGGCTGCGCGTCCTGCGTCACACTCCCGTCGTCGCGCCACGCCGCGCGCAAGTCGCGCAGCAACTCGTCGGCCATCGGCTTTATGAGCTTCGCGCGTAGGGCGCGCGTGTATGCCGCCTCGATTGCGGCGGACGGCCAAACGGGGGCGGCAAATTTCTTGCGGGGTGGCATTACCGCAGTTTAACGCGCTTCGCGAGCCGACGGTCGATACGTCGCAGGACGCGGGTTTGCCGTTCGGCTTCATTGGCCGTGCGCTCGGTGGCGCGGCGGATGTCGTATAGCAACGCAATCCGGATATTGTCGCCGGGCATTGAACCATCGTCATTGACGACAAGTTCAAAATCACTGGTCAGACGGCGGTTTGTATCGTGGCGTTTCGGCACGGGTCACTCCGGCGGGGTTCGAAATTGGTCCGACGGTCGGCCGGGCTCGCTGGTTAGGCTACTGCCGTTGATGTACCACACCACCGACCGTGGATGCCGCGAACCCTACGCGCCTTTGACCGCGCCGTCAAATATCCGTATTGCCGATACTTACGGTTTATCCGTATTACCGATCATCCGACGCAGCGTACGCGTCAACCATCCATCGGCGGCGCCCTTCGGCTTCCCCTTCGCTTTCGTTTTCTCCAGCTCCAGTGCGCGCTCGTGGTCTGCCTCGGCCGTTTCCTGTCCGCGCTCGTGGTCGGCCTGTTTGCCTTCCTCGCCGATCGCAGCCTCGGCCTCCAACGGCGCGGGCGGCACGTCGCCCGGTTCGATGAACGTATACCCCGAGTTCGGATCGTTCCGCAGGCGCTCACGCACCTCCAGTCCACTCACCGCACCCGCGCCCATGTACGCGACGTCACGGTCGCCATCGGCCTTGCGCATCTCGGCGAGTTCCTTGTCGGTCGGCGAGTCGAGCGGTACCCACTCGTACGTGATTTCCTCGTCAATCTGCCCCCACAGGTGCAGCATGACGATATGGAGCATGATGCGTAGATTGCCGTCGAGTAGGTTCTGCTGTTCGCCCGCGATGTAGTTATAAAAAACCTTAATCTCGCCTTCGCTCGATGCGTTCAAACCGCCCGGCGTGATGCCGGTCAGGAACACGAGCGGAATGTGCGTGGGCGCCGCCATATGCTCTTGCGCCTGCGCCTGCAACTCCGAGAGACCGGAGAGCGGCGTATTCAACTGGCCGAAATCTTCCTCGTCTTTATCGATCAACCCGAGGCCGCGCATATCGCAATAGGTCGTGAATATCTGCGCGCGTTCGTTCAGCGACCCCGCGCCCCCGTCGGGCTGCTGTAGCGTCGACATGAGGTTCGTTTTCAGGTACGTGAACGAGAAGCGCGACAGTAGCCGGTTGATGCTGTCCACCGTCTTGAGCCAGCGCGCGACGTACGGCTCGACGAGTTGCGAGAGCGAGAGACCCGAAAAGTTATAAGACGGCTTCAGGATGTCCGGGAGCGGGCGGGAGATGAACGTGAGCAGCCGGTCGGCGTGCGTCTGCATGCCCATGATGTACCAGACGTCGGGCCGGTAGAAATCCGGCTGCGTCGGGTCGTTCGAATTGTAGTTGAGCGGCGTCGTCCAAATCGGTTCAATGTTTTTGAAGCCGACGAGCGAACCCTGCGCGATGCCGCCGTCATCGACCTTGAGCGGCCGGCGCCGGCCGTTGGGCGTGTTCTGGCCCTTGATCTCGACGTAAATCTGCCCGCGACCGAAAAACCCGTCGTGCTGCACAGCAAGGCGGCAGCACTCGCGGACCGCGAACTCGCGGAACGCGTCCTCCAGCTCGCCACGTCGCTTCTCGTCGCCGCCTTGGAATCGGATCCACTTACGGGTCATCTCGTTCGCGATGGTCTCCGTGGGCGCGCGGTATTCGCTGCGTTGGGCCAACTCGCTGAGATACTGATAGCCCGGAAAGCCGAGCCCGCACCAAAGGCCGCCCGCGCTGTTGAGCCACGAGAAATTCTGCATCGCCGAGTCGGACGCCAGCGGGTTCGACGTTCCCCGGGGAACAACGCCCGGCGGGAGCTTGGGCGGCGCGTGACGCCGACGCGGGGCGCCGTTGTCATCCTTGGCGAGCTGCATGAGCACGCGCTGCCACGTGCCGGGAGGGATGGTGGCGCGCGGGGCGGGAATGGCCGGGGCCACGTTGGCGCCGGGCGGAAGCGTCGAGGGTTGGGCGGTCATACGGGGCAGCATATCGCGGAACTGTGACCCGTGTCACATCACGCCGGGCGGCGGGCGGGTAAGGTACGAGCCATGGAAACCGCCAGCAAATACCCCTTCCGAGTCGTCCGGGCCGATAGCGCCCCCGGCACCCGCGACGGACTGTGCAGCGAACATAAGACGCAAGCCGCGGCGGAAAAGATGGTCGACCGGCTGGTTGCGATGAGCCGGGGCCACAAGACGCGCACCGACTGGCGAATCGAGGCGAACACATGAGCGAATTTCTCGACTGGCTAGACGCGCATATTTTAGGCGTTTTAGTCGTGACCGTCCTATACACCGTCGCCCTTTGCATCGGCCTGTGGCGTCATGGTCGTACCCCATGAACCCCCTCGGCCCCTTCGCCGTCATCCTGCGCCGCTCGGGCTCCGGGTGGGAGTGCGTCGCCATGTACAACGGCCCGTTCGGCGGGGTCGCGAAACGCACCTCGTGGGCTCGCACCCGCGCGACGGCGTTGCTCGACGTGCGGGTGGTGCTGCGATGAGTGTCAATATCCGCCGACAGACCACGAAACCGCCGCCGAGTAAAAAGCATGTGCGGGATTGGACCGGGCTACGCGTGCGCACGCTGCGCGACATGCGAAACGGCCGGCACACGCTACCCGCAGGAACACTTGCCACAGTGGTTCGTGCGGGGTTCGGAAAGGGGCTCGAAATCGAATCTGAGAAATGCAGCACGTGCGGCGTTCAAATGACGATGACTTGCGTCACCGATAGAGACGTGGAGATTGTGACGCCCGTCACTGACCGACCGGTCAAGGACTGATATAGTCCGCCCATGTTCAACGCACTGGAGGGTGCAGCGATGGAAAACAATACCCGCGAGCTACTGGCCGTGTCCTCGATTCGCCGCCTTTGGTGGCAGCGTCACGACCACGGTATCCGCCGCAATGCCCCGGCGCGCGTCGCTATCCGTCAGTGGCTCGGCGATCTACGGACGCTCTGGAAATGACCCGCCCATATGTGATGCTCTGGGGCTGCGGCGGCGCGATGATGGCGTGGCGGCTCGCGATCGGTCGCGTCCCGCACGCGTCGCGCAACGTGCGGTATACGCACTCCCGCGCTACCGTCGAGCGCACGCCGCCCGGTTGTTTCCCGGTGCACCGGGAGTATTACGACATCGTCCGCGAGGCCGAGTCGAGCGTCGGCGTCCCGATGGTGCGCCTATGAACTGCGCCCACGTCTCGCATATGCTCGCTATCTACTCCGCCGCCCTCGGCTTCGTGCTCGGGCTGATCGTCGGCATACGCCTCAAGGGGAAACGATGATCCATCCTATCCGCAGTATCCCGCTGGAGGACGGCTACCGATTCCACGGCGTGTACCCCGACGGCTCGAACATGACCGCGACGGTTCGCCGGTACATAGACCATGCGCCCGGCGGGATCGTCACGTATGAACTCGTACCAGATGTGCCGCGCGATGACGGCGCGCCGTTCGTGGGGTGGTGGGTATGAAGTGCCTCTCCGCATTCGAACGCCTCGCCGTCGCGCTGGCCGACCGTACCGTGTTGCTCAGTCGAGCCGATGCTCCCGGCCAATGTTGGCATTGGGACGGTTCCAAAGACGCCAAAGGCTACGGCTTCATCTCCGTGAACGGCAAGACGCGGCGCGTGCATATCGTCGCGTTCGAACTCGCCACGGGCCGCAAGCTACGCCCCGGCCACACGGTCGAGCACGAGTGCAAAAACACTTCGTGTTGGCGGCCGTCGCACCTCGACGAGATCACGCGCGCGGAAAACACGGCGCGGGGGAATCGGGCGAAGCCGAGGAGTACGGAGAAAGCGCGGCGCGTGCGCCGCGAGATGGCGGCTACGCTCAAGGGGCTGGAAAAACTGGCGCGCGAGCCGGCGCCACGGGACGCGCTCAATCCCGGAATGATGGGCCGCGGCGGGAGCGACTTCCCGAGAGGTCCGTGCGACTCCTGCGACGGCCGGGGGAACTGCACCGGGATATGCGACGGAACTGTGACGCCCATCACGCCACGCGACCGCGCGGCCCGGTAGGCTTGCCACAACTGAAACGCACTGGAGGGTGCAGCGATGAAAACGCACGAACTTCTCGACGCTGCCAATATCGACCCCGCCGCGTGGCGGCTGGTCGCGGGCGTGTTCTTCGGCAAGATTTCCGAGGATGACGATTCCGGCCGTGACGAGATGATGGCCGAAGCGCTCGGGGAACTCGGGGGTGAAGGGTGGGACCTACGTACCCGCACCGAGATTGCCCATGACCCCGCGTACGCCATCATCGACTCGCGTTTCCGTCATCGTGGCACGTGCGACCACTGCGGCGCGTGGTTCAAATTCGGCATGATCTACCGTCACGCGTCGGGTGTTTCTTGCGTCGTCGGCAATACCTGCGCCGCGAAATCCATGTCGGTCGACGACCGGTATACGCTGGTCCTGAACCGCGCCCGGGCGAAGGTCGAGGCCGCCGCGCAGCACGCTAAGAACGTGGCCGCCGCGCTAAAACAGGCCGCGTCCGATGGCTTCGAATGGCTGTACACCGTCGAGCATGCCGACCGCATCCTAATCGATATTGCCAGCAAGGGGCGCCAGTTTGGCGGCCTCACGCCGCGTCAAATAGAGTTCGTGAAGCGCATTCATAGTGGCGCCGCGGCCGAGGACGCCAAGGCCCGCGAGCGTGCCGCGCAGGAACGCGCCGACGCCCGTCGTGCCGAACAGGCCGCGTCTAGCTACATGGGCGAAGCCGGCAAGCCACTTACGATCAATGCCGAAATACTCGCGCAGTCGGAACGCCGCTATGACGACGTATACCCGCCCCGCACGGTGTACTGGCACCTGATGAAGACGACCGACGGCAATTTTGCGACGTATCGCGGCTCGAATAGCCTCGGTCATCGCGGCGACCACGTCGTCGGCACGTTCACGGTGAAGGCGCACGAGGAGTACAAGGGCACGAAACAAACGGCGTTGCAGCGCCCGCGCAAACTCACGATGACGCCGAAGGCGCCCTAACTCGCCGCCCCCAACCGATCCGCCGTCCCCGTAGCAATCTGCAACCCACGGTTACGCGGCGCGAATAGCATGCGGCACATGTCCGCGAGGTTTGGCGACAGCGCCCCGTCCGGCACCTTATCGACGGTCAGTTTGCCCGTGGGCGAGTATTTCCATTTCGGTTGCGACAGCTCGACCATGAGACGGCCGCGCTCTTTGAACTCGGGCGCGCCGCTGATCGAAATCACCATTTCCTTGTCGTACGGCTTGCCGTTCACCGCGGCGTACGTGTTGGCGAACATACGGGCGAGATGCCACGCGGCCTGTGCGCCGAAGTTCTGGAATAAATCCTCGTTCTTACGGTCGCCAGCGCCCGGCACTTTCGACTCGGGCCACATAACCGCGCCGCTCGATCGGTAGGGGTGCGCACGCAGCGGGCGGGCCAGCGCCTCCCGGTTGCGATTCTTCCCGTTGTTCGATGCGAGGCGCTTGTCGTTCACAACGCGGAACAGCGAGACGAGAGGGGCGCCCATGCCGTCGGCGTCATACGTCACGTCGAGTACGCCGCGCGCATCGCAGTTGCGCTCAACACGATGGATGCTGTCGAGCGTATCGGAGCCTGCCGCCGACCACGACTCGGCCCATTCGAGCAGGCAGCCACGTCGGAAGCCGTGCGCGCATTTGTCGCGGCCGACATCGGCCCAGTCGAGCGCCGATTCGCTGACGCCGGTCGGCTTGATACCGAGCTTGACATGCGCGTCGACGGCGGCCTGCACGTGGGCGGCCGGGATGATCTGATGATCTACCGCGGCGTTATAGTCGAGGTCCAATTCCTGCGCGACGATGACGGGGTCAAGCTCCTCGCATTTCTTGGCGTACCAGTCATCATTTTTGCGTAGGTCGTCGCGCCATGTGAACGTGAAGCGCGGCACCTTGCCACCGTGCACTTTCTCGGCGAACGAGTTGTCCATGCCGTTGACGGACGACATGTCGATACGACAGTTCGTCGTCGCGGCGAGCGATGCGTCGATGAGTTTCGGGCGCTCGATATGCGCCGCTTCGTCGACGATGTACCACGATTTGCGGCCGCCGCGGCCAATAGCGTCGCCAGCCTCGCCCGTTATCGACGAGCCCATATGCGGCACGATCAGGCGCATGTGGGCGCTATTTTTCTTCGTATCCCACCCGTACGTAAAGTCGGGCGGTAGATAGGTCATGAAATGGCGCGCTTTGTAGAACAGCGTATCGGGGTCACCGCTGCGGTCGATCTTGTCTTCTTTCGCGCTCCCGACGCCCGCCATAAAATCACGGTGGAATAGGCACATGGTGCAACTGGTCGCCATCGCAACCCACGAGGCGCCCACGTCGCGCGCCTTCTCAACGACGACGCCTTTCGATGCACGCCAGTTCGTATACATGAACTCGATCAACTCACGCTGTTTCGGCATGAGCACAAACGGCACGAGGACGGGAAGGCCGCGCTCGGCGTTGCGCGGATCGACGGTGCACGCCCAATCGTTTATGAAGTCGGCCGGGTGCTCAGCGTAGTACGCCCGGAGATCGACCATGCGTGCGGCGCGCTCGTTCGGCTTGCCGGCGCGCAGCCATTCGAGGCGCTCGATACGTGCGCGGAAAATCGCGTCGTAATCGGGGCGGATGAAGTCGAACGATTCCTCGGGGCGTGTCATACGCTGGCCGTCTGGTAGATAGACAAGTCGACCGGCGGCAGCGGGGTGAGCTTGCGGAGGGCGCGCGCCTGTCCGGCCCATTCCTCACCGTCGCCCGTGGTGAACCCCACGTAATCGGGGCCTGGCATACCATCGAATCGCTTGGGTCGGTAGTTGCCGCGGAATACGAGGCCGACGGCGCCAACGGGCAGCCATTGCGAACCCTCGATTACCTCGACGCGGTCGCCGGGTGCGAACGTGTCCTCGGGGTGTGTCATGCGATGCGGCTAAACAGGTACGAAACGAGCACCACGAGCCCGACACCAAACCATAGGATGACGCGGCCCACAATGCGCAACTCGCGTTCTTGCCATTCTTCGGGGTGTTTCATTCGTAACGTTTCCCACAAAAATACACCGGCAGTGACGCACGATAGTTGGCCCACCATGAGCGTCGACGAGGCACAGAAACTCGCCGCACGAGCCATGAGTGGCCGGTGTGCTCCGTGGTGAACCGGCAGGCCAGCCGACCGTTGCGCAACCGCATGCGCTTCACGACGGCACCGGACACAGCGGCGACTTACGCGCCGTCTCAGCCAGCAACGCGGCGAGTTTCTGCGCCTCGTCGACGTCGAGCACAAGCCGGCATTTATCGGCCATCTGGATGACGATAAGGCCGGAGGTAGTTAGTCGCACTTCAACGTCAATACCCTCGCTGGCGTTGATGCTTGTCATGTCAGTACGTCGGCGGTAAGCATGAGATGCAGTCGCAGTCCTCGTGTGGCTCCCCACGTAGCATCACGTCGAGGGGAATACGCTCGGCGGTGTACAGCAACGGCACGCACTCGGGCGGCCGGCTGGTCTGCGCGTAGTAGTCGGCGACGACGTCGCGCGAGTCGGTGCACGTGCAGGGGAAATTATGACAACGGGTGCACTGGGGCATGGCGGAAGTGTGACGGGGATCACGGACCGGCGCAAGGCGGGAGCGTAGAGTACGAATCGTCGAGATGAGTTGCGCGAGTTAGGCCGGACGGGGCTGGTGAAAACCCATAAGTACCCCTACAAGCCGCGATACCCGGGAGCACCCGGCGTCACCTAGCGATGGGAACAACCACCGAGGATGCGCAACTCGTCTCGATCAACCCGCCTTCCGTCCCGCCCCGTGCACCATCCCGAGATACGTCTGCGCGGGGTCGGCCGCCTTACCAGCCTCGCCGGGCTGCGCGACAGGCGGGGTAAGCGCCGCGCCATTTCCGTCGACCTTGTACGCGCCCGCGATCTTATGGAGCTGGTCGCGCGCCTGTAGCTGATCCTTGAGGATCGGCAAGCCGGCCTTGTCCATCTGTCCGGTGAGGAGCTTGCGCGCCTTGTCGGATAGCTGCGTCGTATCGGCAACCCACACGGTACGAATGCCGACGCCCATGCACTCGGGGCACTGCACGTGTGGCGGCCGGTGCGCGTCGAATCCGAACCCGCCCTCACACGTCGGGAGATCCACGAGCGGGAGGCGCTTCGATGCGCGTTCGACGTTCTGGCGTTCGATCGCCGCGCACGCGTCGGCATACTCGTCGGCATTTTTCCACTGGTACGCGAAGCCCTCGCCGTGGCAATGACGGCAACTGCCAATGATGTGCCGCGTGATTTCGGTCGGGTCGGCCGTCGCGAGATCATGCAAATCCTGCATGAGTTCCTGAACGGTCACCATCGTCCGTTCGAGACCTTGAAAGCGTAAGTGCGCGATGCGACGGTTCACGTCGTGACGCGCGGCGAGTTTGCACGCGTGTTCCCACGATACCCGGGCGTGTACTTCAGGCCCGGGCTTGTACACCTCACGCCACGCCGCGGCTTGATTGTTCAGGCGTACGACGGCCTGCGCGAAATCTTCATGCGCTAGTACGTCAAGCGGTTTGGAGGGATCAAACACAGCCATGCGGTCAATTATGGGCCGGAAAAATTATGGCGCAATCCTTGACGCTTCATGGCCGATCGCTCGGCATCCACACGGGGCAGCGGCCATAATTCCGGTCCGGTCCATAATTCCGCCCATAATTTCACGTGACTGGCAGACTTGGCAGAACTGGCAGATTTCTTATTGTTCCATAGATTGGTGGTGCGCCCTCAAATCACCCCCGGTTTGGTGTGATTACTCACAGAACTATAGAGGATCTACCAGTTCTGCCAGTCCGGTTTATGGACCTTGAACAATCAATCACTTAGTACCTACTGGCAGATTATGGATCTGCCAGTATCTGCCAGTCACTTCGGGTCGAACGTTGCTGTATTTATGGCGACGCGGGAGTACACCACGCGAGCCTCGCCCTTGAAACTGTATCGGCCGCGGCGCTCCATTGGGTTCGTGATGCGCTTGTAACCCATGCCGGCGAGCAGCCGCGCCGCGACCTTTCGGTTACGTGCATCCGCGAACCACGACGCTACGGCCGGGCCGCCTTCTTTCGCGAGCCCCTCGGCGGTGATCCACTCGGGGCGCCCGAGTTTGTCGAGTGCATCGGCAAGTGGGTTGTCGTCCTGCGCGTTGCCCTCCAACACGAGGCGATGCCACCAATCCGTTTGCGGCGGCCGGGCGCCCGGGTTCCATCCGTCGAGGTGCGATGCGTCGTACAGGAACGCGGCGACTTCTTCGGCGCCTCCGTTCTCGTACCACGAATAGAGCGCTTTCGACTCCTCCTCGGGCATGGCCGCCGCATCGCTCCACGCGCAGTAATGGCGGCGATCCTGAGGGGGTAGATAGATACCGTCGATGCCGTGGTTCGTCGTGTAGATCACGCGCAAGACGTTCCGCACTTGGTGCCGCGCGACCCACTTGTCGACGCATGAGAGCGTCGTGGGCGGGGCGGCTGCGAGATCCTTCGTGCGCTCGTACATATCGAATTTGGAGATGCGCCCGCCATCACCGTCGCCGATGTTGCGTGATTCGCTGATCTGTACGATGACCGAAGCAACCCATCCGTTGTTGTCGTTGAACACTTCGGCGGGTGAGATCGTGGCGTAATTGCGCTCTCCCACGGCCCACTTGAGCGGCTGTAGTAGCGTGTCTTTGCCGATGCCGTGCACCTCGGAGCCGAGTACGAGCGCGTGATTGCATTTGCGCCCGGGGTTCTGCACCGCGTCGGCGAAATACTTGATGATGTGCTCGGCGTCGTTCGGGTATAGGCGATTGAGGAGCCGCAACCACGGGTCGATCTGTGCGCCCGAGCGGCGCGGCCTGCGTGGCGCGCGGTATCGGTTGTACGTCCATGACGTTGCGGCGAGTTCATCCGTAGCGTCGAGTTCGCCCCATATAAAGCGCTCGGCCATGCCCGGAGCCCACGAGAGGCGGTGCACCGGGTGCGTGAGATCCAGCATCATCCGCGCGTCTTTACCCACCGTGCCGTCGAGTGACGCCGCGGGCCAGTGCGCGCCCGTGGGGCGATGGATATACGTGTGATCGGGAAGATAGGCGTAGAAATCTTCGGCGCGTGAGACTGCGGCCGGTTCAGATGGTGGCGCCGTCCCCCTGGTTGGGTCAGTCGTACCGTTAACGGTTCGCGTATGCTCCGATGTGGATTCGGGGCTAGGTGACGACGGGACGGGCCGCAGAAACGCATGTTGCTCCGGTGCGCGCTGACACGCAAGGATTACAGCCCGGCGCGCCTTGTCCTCACGAAACCGCTCGCGCTGTGCGAGGGGCGAACGCATGAACAAATCGAGGCATCGCGTACCGTGCGACCCGGTGTAGAACGCCAGCTCATTCGCGAGCGCGGCGTCGGCGCGCGTATGGTCGAACTCTTGCTCGTGGTGGGGAAACTTGGGCGCGAGCGCCGCGGCATCCGCATTCCATAACGCGGCGAAGCGCGTCGGGTGGCCTGCCGGGGCGAACGCGTCCTCGGCCGCGCGGCGGTTCTGGAGCATGTATGCGAGTAACTGGTCGTCATCGGTCGGCCCGGCCCACCCGGCGATTGGGGCGTCGGTCAGGCCGTCGGTTCCCTCGGGAACGTCGACCGTATCGGGTATATATACCGGATACGGTTTGCCCTCGCCGACGATGAATTGTGCCGCCGCTGGATCAACGCACGCGCCGGGTAGGTAGTTGAGGCGCGTTGCATCCTTGGACGATTCGCCCGCGTCTCGCAGGAACAGCGCGGCGAGCGATTCCCACGTGGCGTAATGCTCGTGCCGCGTCATAGGCCGCTCTACGGGGACGACAATGCGCCACCGGGGCTTTTCGGCCGTATGGCTGTAGGACGTCCACGCAACGAACTGATAGCCCGCGAGGCGCGCCGTGATGTCGGCCGCGGTCCATGCGTACTGCCCGAGATCGAGGTCGAGCGGCACAGCATGCGAGCCGATGAGATGGCTATACGCACGCCGCACGGCCTGCGGGTTCTCATGGTGCGCGTTGAAGTCGGCGAAACACAGCCACGGGCCATCTTTAGGCCCCGGGCCACGGCTGTCGTACATCGTGCGCAGCCATGCGACGAGGCCGGGGAAATCTACCTCGTGACGCGTCGGCTGATCGTTCGCGGCGCCGATGGCGCTGTACGTGACTATCAAGCGGGCACCACACGGGTCAGGTGCGCAGTGTATGCAGCCGGATCTATGAGCACCTCGCGGCGGCCGTTGGCTCGGCGGAACGTCGCGGGCGCAAGGCCATTATAGATCCGGTTACGCAGCGCGTGTCGCACCTGTCCATCCGTGAACTGCGGATGCGTCGTGAGGTATTCGGGGATTGTCAGTAGACGAAGGCGGGTGTTTCGTGTAAGCATTGCCAAACATCGCGGCACATTGGAGAGATGAGAGTGACAGACGAATCTGACAAAGGCAAGCCACGACTCACGCGCACGATGGCGCGCAGATTGGGCGGCCTCATCACGCACGGGCATCTGCATTGCTCGGGCGCAGGCGTTGCCACCCGGGGCGCATTGAAGCGCGCGGGATACATCGAATTCGTGCTCGGCATCGGGTACCGGCCGACCGATGCGGGCCGCGAGGCATACGCCGCGTATCGCTGGCACAAATCGCGGCGCGAGAATCCCGAGGCGCGCTTCGAGTTCGACGACCGTCTGCGCATCGTCGGCATTCACGGCGACGCACGCGAGGTGTGGGACTGGTATCTACGCGGATGGATTCAGGGCGCATGGGGCGAAAGGAACAAGAAGAAATGAGCGAGATCCCCACCGCGCAGGAAACCCTCGCCGCACTCGAACGCACGTGCGATGACTTGGAGCCCGTCAATGTCGACGCGGCGCGCGCCGCCGCTACAAACGCCGCGGATCCGATGGCGGGCCATCGCATCGTGCTGTTAGAAATCTGGCGCCCGTTGCGTTACATCGGCTCGCGCGGGCCGCGCACATTCTGCCGTGAATGCATCCCCCTGCGATCGACTGTCCGTGGCGTTACGTGGGGCAAGCCCTCGCCGTGGCGCGTGATGGACCGCGAGTTCGCGCGTCGTGCGCTCGGCATCCCCGGTCACTGGTTCGATCTGGAGCAATTCCCGGGCGTCAAATTCTGCGTGCGCAAGTTCAACGCGCCCACGCTCGACGACTGGCGCGAGGCGCAGGCGTTGCGCATGGAGGCCGTACGATGACCCGCTCGACACTCGATACCGGCATGTGCGCAACGCTGCCGGATGAGACGAAACGCGAACCCGAGGCCGCACCCGAGCGGCCGAAACCCGCGGCGAAATGGTGCCCCGACTGCGGCGCCGAGCACATGCCGCACATCGATTGCCCGGAGTACGATTGAAAACCTGCACGTGCCCGCATCATTACTCGGCGGTCGGCCTGCAACGCTACGCCGCCGATGCATCGTGCCCGGTTCACGGTGCGCCAAAGCCCCTCGATCCGGACCCGGAGCCGCGCCTCGTGTCGGCCGTCTGCCCGCGGTGCCAGCTCGTCCATACGGGTCGGTTCGAGTGTCCATAGCGCCATCTGTTCGGTACCGCACTTAACGATAAATTGTGCGCCGCGTTAGGGGATTGTCCTACGCTACGCGTCGGATTATGCCGGTATCTAACCACTGACCGGGCGGTCAATATGCTCCCACCCCGCAATTTCGCGGGCACAGGAGTAAATGACATGACCACGATTATCGACAAGGGTTACCGGGTCACCCCGGAACAAATCGAACACATGGCTCGCGACGCCGGCAAGGGATACGACGCGGCGACGACCTATCTGCGGTGTCTCGTTGTTGCCGCGAGCGAGAGCCGCAAGCGCGGGGTGCGAGCCGTGGACGAGGCACACAATACGTTCTATCCGGCGGTGCTGCGCGGAGTTGGCGGCGAGGGTAAGGAGACGCAGCGGCGCGCGGTGTTCGCCCGTACGGCTGCCTCCACGCTGCGCAGTTACGTGAAGCGCGGCGGCAAGCTCGCCGACGTCGACGTGGCGACCGCGACCAAAGGCTCGCTCCGTAAGTGGGGCCAGCCCGAAGAGTCGGGCGATCGTGTCGAACGTTCGGCCGCACGCTCCGTCGATGCCTTGATCCGTGCGGTGCGTCGCATGGCGAAGCGCAATGCCACGCAGGCCCGGCGCCTCGTGACGGAAGCGGTCGAGGCGTTGCGCAGCGTGGTTCCCGCGGGAACCCGCAAGGCGGTGCGCTCCGAGGCAATGCAACCGGCGGTGCACTGAGATGCGCCGGTTTGCGGCAGTCTCTGTAGTGGTCTGCGCGTTGGCGGCCGTCGCTTACGCGCAGACCCCGGCCCCGGCGGCTGACGAGGCAGTCCTTACATGGGCGGCGTCGACGGAATACGCCACGGGCGGCACGCTCGCCGACCCCGCGGACGTCACCTACGTTATCGAAGCACTTCCTCCGGGTGGCACGACGTGGGGTGCGGTCGCGATCGTCAAGGGGGCGACGACGTACACCGTCAAGGGGTTGTGGCCCGGGGCGTGGCGCTTCAGGGTGCGCGCGGCCCTGAGGTTCGGCGGGTTCAGCGCGGTGAGCCCGGAGACCGCCAAAACGGTGACTCTTCCCATACTGAAAGGACCAGCCACGCTGCAATGACGGCCCGTCGGCGTCTCAGCCGACGAAACTGTGAACTGCATCACGCCGGGTGCCCGAGGCCCGGCGTATGCTTTTGGCTATGAACGCCCCTTACAATCCGATGAATGGCGCGAAAGGCCGAGCACGTACGCTCGCGAAGATTCGACGCGAACGGGTTTCGCGGGCGAAAGCCGCGGGTGTTGACACGACCGACCGCGACGCTATGAAAGCGTTTCGCGACCGCGAGTTCGACGAGCTAATGATCGAGATATCCGAAGCCGCAAAACTCCCCCGAAAACTGTGACGCCCGTCACATCACCCGCCGAACCGTCCCGGTAAACTGGCCTCACTGAATTGGAGGGCTCGCAAATGAAATACGTTCTCGCCTTGATCCTCATCGCGCTGCTCGTCGTGGTCGTCAAGCCCGCGTTCGATGCGGTGCACATCTACCGCACGGCCAGTGTGTGCGCCGACCACGGCGGCACGATGGGACGCACGACGGTCGACGGCCACACGCTCACGCTGTGCAACGACGGTAACGCGGTGCTGCTGTGATCCACGCGCTCCTCATCATCTGGAGTCTCGACCCGAGCGGCGCCGGCACGGTCAACGTGCGCGAGACGCCCTCCCTCGGCGACTGCTACATCACCGCGGGTCGCGTGTCGGCCGTTGCGCCGAAAGTGCGCGTGACGTGCCAGCCGGCAAGCGAAGTGGCCGACGTGGTGACGCAGCTTGCCGAGATTCGCTGCGATGGACAGGACGGGTTCTATATCTGCAAGGGGCGCAAACCGTGATTCGCGTAGGCGTGGCGCTTCCGGTGTATGACGCTCTCGAACAGACACAGGACATCGTCGGCGAGCATGACAATAACGGCGTGTTTCGCTGGCAGCGCGGCGCCTATCGGCGCGCCCCCGAGCTGTCCGAGCGCTACCCCGTCGTCCCGATCAACACGACCCGGAGACAAGCCGAATGAGCAACGGAGAAACATTTGATGTTCGCATCGACGAGGATGTCGCAGAGCGCACGGCCCGTATCGAACGCCAGCTCGATCTGCAGATGGCATTCGCGCGCAAGGCTGTGCGGCTCGACATCGCGGCGCGGTTGCTGGCGGCGATGGCCGGCAGCCCGGCCAAAGATGCCAAGTGGCCCGAGGCGTGGGATCGTATGCGTACTAAGGCGTTCGAACAGGCCGACGCGCTAATTGCCGAGAACGAGGCGCGGCCGTGAGATCCGACAGCATTCTGTCCACTATCCCGTATCGGGTCGTACTCTCGTGGCTCACCGAGTTTGGCTATACGAAACCCGACGTGGTCGCTGGTCTCGACGCGGCATTACGTGAGCGTGGACCGGACCGATTACATCGGGAACTCGACATCCACGGCAAACGCCTCGCTGAGCGCGCGCAGATGTCGCGGGCTCCGGTCGGCCGGGCGTCGGTGATCCGATGAGCCGCCCGCACTACAGGTTGCATGTGATTGCGACGCGTCACGGCGGTTTCGTGTGGGCCGTTGAATGCCCGAAGTTCTGGCGCACTGGCTGGTGGCCCACATCCCGGCAGGCTATCCAGCGCGCACAAGCGGGGCTTCCGTGATGTTCGCCATCATCCGAAACGACGAGTCCGTACTGTCACAGCCCGTGCCCGGCGGTCCCGTCGCATGGGTTGACTACGGCGTCACGCTCGCGACCGAGTGGCGCTATGCGCTCACGTTCGAGACTCACAGCGGCGCGTCGAAATGCGCCTTTATGCACAACGCCACCGTGCACACGGTAGGGGACTACGATGAAACAGCGGGATATCGAACAGGTGATGGCCGCAGCGTGGGCCGTGGGTGGCGGGGAGCGCACCGCGGATCTGGTGCGGCTCCGTCAGGCATTGCACGCGGCGGATCCTCACGGGGTGTACCGGGCGGACGCGCCCCAGTCGGGGCTCGATCTGTACGACGGGTCGACGGACCGGCGGACGCTCCGCGAGTCGCCGCGCTACATCCGATCCGCGTACGAGGCGTCGACGCACGAATGACGCCCCGGGAGTTCGTCGATTGGGACGGATACAACATATTGCGCGAAGCCGTCGGGCTGCCGGGGTGGTATAGGTGGAAACTGTGACGCCAATCACTCCAGTCCCGTCGGCTTTGGCCGATACTTCTCTCAACGGCGGGCAATACCGCACGCCGATGGAGGAAGCCGACATGTTCAACACCAACACTTTCGAAACCCGCCTAACCGCTGTCATCTCAGCCCTCGTGGTCGCTGCGTTCATCGCGTCGGTACTGTCATGATCGACCGTTTCGACCGCGCGCTCGGTGCCGCCATCTGGCTCGGCGCTGCGATCACGACGGCCGGTGCCGCGCTCATGGTGATCATGTGATACGCATCGCCCTCATTCTCGCCGCGTGCGCCGCGCTCGGCGGTTGCGACGCGCTCCGGCTTGTCGCCCCGTATGAGAGCGACACGATGCGCAACACGGAACGCGTCTGGCTCGGGATGCACGCGATCGACACGGCGCAGACGGTCACCATCGCCCGGTCGCCCATGTGTCTGCGCGAAGCGAACCCGGCC